CATAACCCATTCTCATATAATTTGAATTTGTTTAATGATCCGTCATATACAATATCTCCATTTACAGGAGTAAATGCAGAAATAGCAGAAGAAGATAATGTGGCAACTCTGAAAGGAGTATTATTTACTTTTACTACTGATGTTGCAGATAGAGTAATGCTTGTTGCACTGGTATATGTAGGAGAAGTAATTCCAGTAAATGTAACAGAATTTGTTGTATTTAAATTTTGATCATATACTGCACCTTGAGCTGCAGTATTTATAGATATCCATGTCCCATTTTCATATAATTTGAATTTATTTGCAGTAGAATCATATACTACATCTCCATTGGAAGGAGTAAATGAAGAAATTGTGGTAGCAGAAAGTGAAGCAAATCTGAAAGGAGTATTGTTTACTTTTACTATTGTCGATGCAGCAAAAGTAATGTCTGCATTACTGCTATACAAAGAAGATGTAATAGAATTAGATGTTATACCAGAAGTAGCTGTAATAGAAGTACTTGTGATACCAGAAGTACTTGTTATACCTGCAAATGTAACAGAATTTGTTGTATTTAATGTCTGATTATAACTTACTGCACCAGAATCAAGTGTTACCCATGCATTATTTTCTCGTAATTTAAATTTATTTGCAGTAGAATCATATATCATATACCCATTAGAAGATGCAATTAAATCTATTGCAGTTGTTGTTGCAGAAGCAAGCTGCAATGGAGAATTAACAATTTTTACTGCTTTATTTGCAGGAGCAGTAATGAGGATATCTGTTACATCATTATATAAATTTGATTTTACTCGAAAAAATTCTACAGAATCTGTAGTATTCAGACTCTGATTATATTGTATTGGATTTGCAAGTATTGTCCATACAGAACCATCAGGAACAGTCACTCCTGGATTAACTGTAACTGGTCCCATCGAAAAGGCATTTTTATTTGCAGGAACAGTATAATTTGTTGTTACTGTCCTATCATTCAAATAAAATACTTGATCAGTTCCTCCTCCAGTTGCACCACCGCCTCCTCCAGTACCTGTTCCTCCTAATGCAATAGTCTCTACTTGGGTATTAATATTAATAAAATTCTGGTCAAGTTCTTCTACTGTGAGTGCAGAATTTTTGGCAGTAGCACCGACACTCCTAGTAACAATAATTGCCATTTTTTTATTCCCTATTTTTTACGAAGAAACGCCAATAATTAATTTCTCTGTAGCAAGAGTAACTGCAGTAGTAATATTGATTCTTAAATATGGCGCATTTACTGTAATTGGAGTTGGCATTGCAGCACCACCTGCAGCTTGTGTAATTGCAGTACCAATATCGAACCAATTAGTATTATCGATACTTCCTTGTATTTTATATGCTGCAGTAGCAGTAGAAGTAGATCCTGATAATACACTTACCAACAATGGTGCCATTGCAGTAGAATTAGAAAGTGTCAACGAAGGAGATACTGCTGTTGAATCTAACGATCTAAAAAATGGAACAACAATTATTCCGTCAGATTGAATTCCGTAATCGGTATTAGAAGGAAATGTCAGTGTAGTAGTAGTGAGAACCGTAACAGGAACATCTATCTGAGTAGTACTATTTTTCATCAAAATAGAAACTACGTCTCCTGTTGCAAGATTATGTACTCCTGCAGTAGTAACAGTAATAAGATTTGTTCCACTATTGAATGAAGTAGACGTAATTTTTACTTCTTTTTTAAAATATCTTACTCTTTTTGAACTCATTTTAGTATTTACCTTTTATATAAATTGTTTTTATATATTTATTATATTGTCATACCAGTTATTATCCATGTAGAAGATGATGGCAATGTTATTACAATTCCATCATTTACAGTAACAGATCCTACACTCAATGCATTACTATTTTCTGAAATGTTATGAGAAATAGTAAGGATTTTTGAACTTTCATATATAGGAATAGTAGAAGAAATATTACTTACAGTATTCAAAAGTGCAGAAACATGTGCAGTCGCAGCAATCAATTCATTATTTATTTGAATAAAATTATTATCTACCTGAGAAATAGACAATGGAGATGCAGAATTTTGTCTAAGTGTAATATTTGCCATTCCGGAAACCTTTGATAATTTTTTTAATTATATATATTTATGTGGCAGATATATTTTTTTATATCTGCCACAATACATACTTTAAAAAATTATTATATTGCTGCTGTTCTAGATATTTCTATTAGATTTGTTCCATTAGAAACAAACTGCATTGTATATACTTTTGCAGTAACTGTTCCAGTAACCAGAGTTGCAGTTGCTTTAAAATTTCCTCCAAATGTCAAAGTAAATGATGCAGTTCCTAAAGTATTGACAATAAGAGTTATTATTGTTCCTGCAGGTGCGGAGTCATATGTATATGTAGTACTTGCTACAGGAGTTACTGAAATAACATTTCTTACCGATGTAGGTAACATTTGTGAAGCATATGAAGTGCCAAAAGTTAAATTTCCTGCAGTATTTTTAAATGCGAAAAATGGTGTTGAAAATGACGATCTTCCAAATCCCATATTAATAATTGCAGAATTCCCTTTTTGTGTACTTGGTCTAGTAATGTTATATGTAATTGTTCTAGTAATTGGTGTTAATGTGACACCAGAACCATTTATTACAGTTATTGTTACAACATTAGTTGCAGTTTCTGCAGTAAATGCAGATGGTTGAGTTATTTGGAATACTGATCCTGAACCTACACCTGCAGCTTGTGTCATACCAGTGACTACTGATGTACAAGTAAATGTATTATTTCCTGATGCAGCATAAGTACATTGAGTAGTACCTACATATGCAGTTACATTTGATGAATTCATTGAACCAATAGCAAGATACGTACTATAATATGCATTTGTTGCTGCTGCAAGTGAAGTAGATTGGCATGTTTGCATTTCATTTGTAACAAATGCATTTGCAACTAATGTTGCTCCTTCAATTAACAATGGTATAGTTATTTGACTAACTGCAGTTTTTGCATCTCCATCAACAGTTCCGGTTACAGAACATCCAAAAGTAACAACCTGACCTTCTGTTAATGCAGAAAAATTAGATAGTAATGCATTATAATATACTCCTGTATTATCAACTGCTCCTCCATTAATATTCCAATTAAATTGTGGAAATAACATATTTGTAGAAAGAGTTTCCCCATACTTATTTGTTTGTGTAGGAATTGATGCTCCAAGAATTATTTTATTTGTCATATCTATATATGAAGATACTAATGCTTCTCCTACATACATATTACCATTTGTATATATACTAGAAGAGTTATCTACAAAAAGTCCAACTCTACCAATACCATCTGCAATAATAATAGTATTATTTTGAGAAGACGACCCACTTGCTCCAAATCTTAAATTAGTTTTTGGACTTACTGTATAACCACCAATATAATTTCCTATAATAACAGAAGCATTTGTAGATGCGTATGCGACACTGACATAACCTCCTAATGATATATTATCATTCCCAGAAGTTAGTATACTATTAGCTGCCCCAATTGAAGTATTATTTATGCCAGATGTTAATGCAGAAAGACTATTAAACCCTATTGCAGTATTATTTGATGCTTTTAACATTGCTAATAAAGATTTAGCACCTATTGCAGTATTATTTGATTGTGTAAAATTATTTGCAGTCGCGGATGAAGCAGCACCTTTCATCGAACTATATCCGAGTGAGGTATTATATGAAGATACTAATGCATATTGTTGGGTTGAATGTCCAATAATAGTATTACCTTGTGTAGTAACCCCAAGGTTACTAACACGTTGACTAGAAAAATCCCCAATTGCAATAGAATAACAATTTCCATTAACTCCACCAAGAGTTAATCTTAACAAACCATTGCCAGCTCCAAGTAAACTAGTTACACCAAATATAAGACTAGTTGCTCCAGAATTCCATCCATCACCACCATAAATAAGTTTTGCATAAATAATTATTCCTCCATAAACAACAATTTCTGCTCTTGGGTAGGCTACGGTAGCAGAAGTACCTGTAGGTGCTGCTGCTACTAAATTTAATATAACACAAGGATAATATCCATCTGTATATAAAGCACCTGCAGTAGTAATAGTCAAATTAGAAAAACTAGTACCTCCTGATAATGTAGTATTTCCAATACCAATACACGATCCGGCTGATACGCCAGTAAATCCTAATAATGCATTTATTCCTATTGCAATACACGAACCAGAAGCATTAAGGGAATATGTACTCAGAGCATTAGCTCCTATTGCAACACAATTTGTAGAAGTTGTTATAGATTTTCCAGCCTGATATCCTATTGCAACACAATTAGAAGCAGTAGTTGCAGAATATAATGTACTTGTTCCTATTGCAACATTATAATATGGGATACTTGCTGTTGTTCCATATAATGCATTTGTTCCTATTGCAACATTATTTCCATTATAATTAACTGGGACTATCATCGTGCCACCGTATGAACCAGTAGGATTAGTATTATATAATGCATTTGTTCCTATTGCAATATCGCTTTTTCCTGATGCATTTTGCATTGTTTTATAGCCAATTGCAATCGAATCAACAGATTCATATGAATATAATGTATTATATCCTATTGCAGTATTATTATTTCCATTCTCTATTGAAGATAAAGAACCATTTCCTATTGCAGTATTATTTTTTCCATCTAATAGTTTATTTGAACTGTTATATCCTATTGCAGTATTATTAATACCTGTTATTATATTTGATGTACTATTATATCCTATATATGTTCCTCCAACATTAGTATCTGTAGAAATAGAAAGTTTTCCAGTTCCTGTAGAATCCTGTAATATCAATCCAGGGTATCTAGATATCGTAACAGGAACTGCACTAAATTTAAGATTTTCTACAGAATATGCAGAACTGGTGTAAATAAAATTATTATAGCCAGTAGCAACATCATTAGCAGTGATATTAACATATACTACAAATGTCTGTAGTGTATTCGGTATTGATACATCATATCCTAAATCTATCAACAAATGTTTTTTATCATTTATAATGAAATAACTAGTTACTGAACTATTAATTAAAGGTGCATTTGATGGTGTAATAGAGGTTACAAATAAAGTAATTTTATATTTACCTGCAGAAAATGGAGCTGTATATGTTGCAATTTCTGGTGCAGTTCCTGTTACACCATCAAATGTCCATAACTGAGAACCTCCAACAGTACTGCCAGTTACATTAACAGTTTGTGGAAGAAAAGCTGCATCTGTAAATTTTTCTACACCATATACAATACTATCCTGTGTAGTATTATTTTTTAATATTAATGCACCAGAAGGATCTTTACTGGGAATATTATATAAAGATGTTCCATCTCCAATATATAATGAATTTGTGTCACTTACTCTTGCAACACCATTAAATAAGGCAGTAATGTTTGTAGATGATGCAAATGTTGAAATACCTGCTGCCTGGGCACCAAGTTTCAATTGGGCAGCAGAAATTGTCCTTTGGACAGTATCTGTTCCTGTAGTAGCAATAAGATCTGTCATTGCAGAAATATTTGCTCCTACTTGCAGAATAGTTGTTCCGTCACTACAATAGAGAACATTTCCTACTTTATATATTCCTTCTGCTGCACCAGCAGAAGGAGCAGATGCAACAGTATATACTCTATTTCTTTTAATTTTTACATTTGCAACTGCTCCTGTAAGAAATGTAGAAGCATTTGTTCCAGTAATTATTGCATCGTCTGCAAGAATAAATGTTGCATAAGAAGTGATTCCTGTCATTACAGAAGAAAGAATATAACTTCCGGAAGGAACAAATATTTCTATAAAATTTCCTGCATTAACAGAATTTGCTGCTGCAGCGAAACCTGATGTAGCATCAGATGCATAATTAAAAGTCTCTGAAATATAATCTTTTACAGAAATTATGTCCCATGCCTTGCTCTGCATTGGTCTTGTCACTGCACCCTTTGCCGATCCACCCTTTGCAATCTGTGTTATTGCAGTAGAACTGATACCATTTGTTCCGTCTATTGTTATACTCATTTATATATACCTTTTTTATGATTTCTATTATTACAAAATAAATTAAACTTTTATCTTGTATTTATATTTCTTTTATATATGAAAATATATTTTTTTTTCTTTTGCAGAAGCTTTTTCTTTTTTCTTTTCTTTTAAAAATTCTTTTGCAGAAGCTTTTAAAAATATATTGCAGTATTCAGGAGATTTAGATTCTACCTTTAAAAGATAGAAATCTTTCTTTCTCTTCTGAATCTTCTATTAAAAAAAAATAGAAAGAAAAAGAAGAGAAATTTATATTTGCATATAAACTATCGAAAAAGATATCCGAAGAAAACCTTTACTATTAAAAGGGAGCAGTGGTTGGGCTGTCTGCATTTACATCTGTCTACTATATTTCCCAGCGGTAACAATATTCTATTTCGGATCATTAAAAGAATATTGCATAGGTCTTGTTTCATACCATCATATAAGATAATTATTTTATATTCTTTGCTGCCATTTCTTATTTGGGCAGCCAATTTCGAATTCCTTCCAACTTCCTGATATGCAATTGCTATATCATCTTTGGTTACGCATCCCTGCAAAAGAAATATATTATTATCTTTTTTGCAGTGCGAAATTCTTTTTGTATTTCATATACCAGTATGGAGACGAAATAATTTATTTCAACCCTATTGACAATAAGATTAATATATAATATAATATGCTCTCTATTTACAATACAAGGAAAAAATAAAATGTTTTATAATATATCAAAAAAATTAAATATAACAAACGTAAAAAAAATGACTTTCAAAGAAATTTGTATTCTTAAACTTGACTTGTTATATGTGATTATATGGTCTATACTTGTATTGTATCTGGTAATTTCACCATTATGAAAATTTTTAATTCTACGAGACATTTATATCATGAAAAAATTCTACTTACACAACAATATAAAGACTTCTGACAACAACAACAACAATATAGCTTTATTACTCGTATCTACCAATGAAATAGAAAATAACTTTCTTGTCAATGAACTTTCTAAACTCATGCTGATACTAGAAAAGACAGAAAAAAATCTTTCTCTTCTTTTCGAAACAAATAGAAAAGAACTCTCAAATATGTATCCTCCCTCAATACAAACAAATTTGAGAGAATCATTGACAGAAATGCAGGATTATATCCATGCGTTTTACGAATAATAAATAATTGTTATATAAATACCAACCAAAAATAAATTTTTTGTTACAGGTTTTTTATATTGTAACATTTTTAATGGAAAATTCATTATGGATAGATATGTTACAATATATTGTTGTGAATAACACAAAAACCAAAATTTTGATCTTTTTTTAGTTGATATATACCGTATTTGGTGTGGTTTATATAAAAAAATAAACTACACCAAATTTGTGAATAGTAGAATATATTTTTTATTCTACTATTTTTTTTAAAAAACCAAAATAGAGAAATAAAAAAATGAAACTGCAAGAAAATAAAAATATTGTCGTACAAGAAAATGTCGTCATCACTACCCTTGACCAAGACGAATTCTTCTGCGAAGATACTTCTAATCATCATCCAAAAGATCCAAAAGATCATTGTGACTGCCCTCTTACAGACGAAAAAGTGTGGCTACAGATATATTGTGCAATCCTCGGCTCTGAAAGATGTATAGAAAATAATTCGCCTTCAGAATTTGCGGATAAAGGTCTAGAAGCATTCAGAAGAAGATTCCATAACTGCTAGAAAAAAAAGAAAAAATAGTTGTACACAGATATTATATATGTGATATAATATACATAATATCTGTTTCAATTAACCATTCCATTAACAACAACAACAAAAGAAATTATATATACTATGAAAAATTATTATTGCGAAGATTTATCCAACGAACCAACAGAACAAGAAATTGACCTCCAAAAAATTCTTGAAATGATAGAATCAGGAATTCTACCTCTATGAACAATGTATATCTCATCGCAGATCTCCATTTCGGACACAAAAATGTCGCAGAATGGCGAGGATTCGATTCAATAGATTCCCATGACAATACAATAATAGAAAACTGGAACTCCAAAGTAAATAATAATGATACTATCTGGATTCTAGGTGATGTCGCAATGGGCGATGTCTCTAATATCGATAAACTGGGCGACCTCAAGGGCTATAAGAAGCTCATTCTCGGAAACCATGATACAAGACCCTCAGAAAGATATCTGAGATACGTACAGAGAATATACGGAGCATTCCCTCTCAAAAATACTATCCTTACTCATATCCCTGTGCATCCTTCAGAATTCCCTAGATTCAAATATAATATCCATGGACATACCCATAACAATTCTATTTTCGATCCCAGATACTTCTGTGTCTCTGTAGAACAAATAAATTATTCTCCTGTCCTCTTCTCTGATGTAATAGAAATACTCGACAAAAGAAATGTACAAGAAGAAAAAGAATAATTCTCTTCTTGACATTCCGTATTTACAATGATATAATAGTCTCTCTCTTTCTCTCCATTCAAAATAAAAAAGGAAATATATACAATGAGCAACATAATGACATTCACAGGAAATCTCGGAAACGATGCAGAAGTACAAATCCTTCCTTCCGGTACTCCCGTACTGAAATTTAAAGTCGCAAACAATGTAGGATACGGAAACAAAAGAAATACTACATGGTTCAATGTCTCTCTCTACGGAAAACTCGCAGAATCAACAAAATTTACTGACCTCATGCTAAAAGGTACAAATGTTTTCCTCTCAGGAGAATTCTCTGCAAGAACATTTACCGGAAAAGATGGATCTCAAAAATATTCTCTTGATATTACTGCAAATACCGTAGAACTAATAGGACATCATTCTACAACATCTGCTTTTGCAGCAGCACCCAAATCAGATGCATATCAATCCGATATAGATTTCGATATCCCCTTCTAAAAAAAACTATATTATAATTTTATATAAAAACAACTGTTGCAAAATATTTGCAACAGTTGTATATTCCCACTCCCCCCTTCAAAAAAAAAAATTCATATTTCTCTCCTTGAAAAAAAAAATTTTGAAAAAATTTTGAAAAAAAAATTTAAAAGAGGATATTTATTGCTAACAAAATATGCCAGCTTCCCCCCCATATATCACAAAACACTCTTTTTTTCAAGTATTATTGTGAAGTATTTTGAAAATATTTCTCTTGACAATCTCTTGAGAATATGAATCGAAAATACCTTTCGAATATTTCTCTTGACTTCTGCAGAGGGTTCGTGCATTCTTTTCCTTTCCTTGCAAAACCACTCTGCAGAATATTTCTCTTGACTTCTGCAGAGGATTGTGAACAGAGGAAGATTTCCCTTTACTTTTACAAGGGAATAGAGAAGATACACAGAACAAGGACGATTGCAACAAAAATATATGCAGAGATACAAATAATAATTGGGAAGGGTTTCAAAATATTTTCCTCTTGACTTTGTTTTGAATGTGTGACATTGCACTCTTTAGAGTGCAATGTCATTGTGAGAGAGGGATTCTCTCAAGCTGTCATCTAGGCAAGGTAAACATTTTTTCCGTTTCCAGAGCATTGGTATTCGTTGAAGTAGGTCACTAGGCAGTACGTGAGACCTTCCAAGGTGCTGTCATCGGACTCTTTCCATTCTTTTATGGCATCTGAGCAGACTTGAGGCAGGTATGGCACCATTTCTGGTTCGAAGGTGAAGCCATTGTCTGCCGCACATTTCACGGCATCCTTTTCAAGGTTTTCAAGATACTCGTTCCAGACAATCTGGGCTTCCTGTGTGGCACAAAGGCAGTAAGCAAGCTCTTCTGCAGTATATCCACCGGACATTAGCATCACAACTTTCCCTTCTTCCATACGATATTCAAAAGAAGAAATATCATAATTAGTGCTGTGGCATGATTGCATTACTGCATTAACGTCATTGTAAGAAACTTTAGAATTATATTTTGACATGATATGTAAACCTTATAAAAAGAGAGAGAGAAAATGGTTTTTTGAATACTTCCCGAAGGAGACTATATATTATACTGTCTTCGAATGCATTGCAAGACATTTTTGCAAATATTTCGAAATATATTTTGCAGAAATATTTCTTGACATTCAGAAATTACACGAAAGATACTTCTGCAATACCATGGGCAAGGGTGCACTGCGAAAACGTCTCAGAATGCATTTTTTGATTTGTCAACAGAAATATTTCTGCAGAGTGGTTTTATATATATTATTTCTGCAGGAAATATATACAGGAAATATATACAAAATACTGCAGAAACATACAGAATATTTTTTGTTGCTATTTATATACATTTTCTGTAGGATGGTGCACTTCAATATATTTTTGAAATATATCAATAAAAGATTACTGATACAATCATTCCTGTAATATTTACAGGAATGATAAGAACATTTTTTTTTGATCACGATCTGCAGTATTTTACTTCTATATCTATTGCATTCTTTGCTGTTTCGATAGAAGAGAACTTTCTGTTTCTCATTCTTCCGCCATATACTGTGTACCCTTTAGAAGGAATCTCTACAGAATACTTTCTTCCGAGTATTTTGCTATGGTATTCGATAGAGGTAGTATTTGTTTCTATATAATATATTTCTTTGTATTTCATATTAAAGGTATTTCCTTTTTTGTGCATTCTGCGATTTTAATATATTTTCTTTTTCCGTTATCGGTCTCTATTATCAGAGCATTCTCGCATTGCTGTAATGACTCATAATATTGTTGATATGGTATGTTGCTGGAATAGAATATTATTGTGAGAACATAGAATGTCATATTCCCCATCCAATAGATGCAACAGGAAAAGTTTCTGCAGAGAGCAGTTGTTCTGCTGTCATTCTGATAGATTTCAGGAGAGGGTTCTTGTAGTTCGGTTTCTCGCATGACTGGTAATCTAGGCAATCGATAAGTCTCAGGATGTCATTAGGATTAGTGACAGGAAGAGAATTTGAAATGTCACATTTTTTGCATCTGATCTTTTCATTGTATCTATAATTGACAGATGACACATTTATTATTTTCAGTTTATCTGCATTGATTTGTGTACCCACAGAAGAGAGATCAAGTTGGAGAGAATACCACGAAGAAATGGTAGAGATATGATTATCGGAACATATGAATGCAGACATTTTTTTTTATCCTTTTTTATTATGTATTAGAAAGAAAGAGAGAGAATATTATAATTCAATTTTTAAATCGATGTAGAGTTGTTTTATTTGTTTTTTTACCCTTGCCACGTTGCTGTAGTAATGCGAATCTTTAAAATTGATATTACCTATGCATGTCCCGATTTTCGTGCCGTAGTGGATTGCTCTTGCCTCACATTCTATGATATCTTTCTTTGTGTGTGCAAATACAGAAGAAGGGTTTGCTTCTATGAATATTCTTGTTGCGGAATCTATTATTCTATTTCTGTAATAGAAGGAATTATTATTTTGTATTAGGGGAGAATTCTTATTGATGGAATTGATTGCGATCTGGATGCAGGTTTTCATTTTTATTTCCTTTTTTTATAATTTCTTTATTCTCTGCAGAATATATTATTATATGATTTCTGCAGAGAAAGAGAGAGAGAGAGAGAGAGAGAGAGAGGAAGAACTATTTTGATACTACTGCGACTCGTTGTATCTGTGTCTGCATTTGTTCCTTGTATTCAGAGAATTGTTTCACTGTTCCTTTTATTTTGATCTTGTCGCCAAGTTCTGCAATGAATGCACCTTTTGATACAAGGCATGCACCAGAGTTCGATATCATGGTGATGACGTTGACCCATCCGTAGTCGTTTGCATATCCGCCAGTACGAATGACCTGTACATCGAATACGTCTCTTTTGCCTACTGTACCGATAGTTAATGTCTTGGATGGTACAGGAAGTGCAAGGTGAGAACATTGAGCCGTCACCGCAATTTTTACGATGCTCATTGGTGTGTCTGCATCGAATTCTGTATTGATTATCCATGTAATATATGATCTTGGAAGTTCGATCAATTTTACGTTGTAGTGATATCCGAAAGGATATACACCTTTTGCGAGCATTTCTGCAATTTTTGCAAAGAATTCTATGTTTCTTGCTGTTTCTTTTTCCAGACGTTCTGCTTCTTTGCGTTCTGCTTTTGTCATTCCTTCGAGGTTTCTTTCTATTTCTCGCAGTTGTTCGTCTAATTCAGAACGGACAGTGAGGAGAGGCATTCCAGAATTCTTTGACCAGTCGAGAGCTTTTGTAAATGCTTCGTCAGGATTGATAGAGAGGTTGATAAGATAGTAGGAAGTAACATCGCCCATTGAATTTCTGTAGGTTTCGCGCAATGTGAACATTGCATTTGTACGACCAGTAGAGATAATAAGATTAGGAGTGAATTCAGAAAGAGAAGGCATTTTTTTTATCCTTGTTGTTGCAGAAGAGAAGCAAAATCGCTTCGATGTGTAGTATTATACAGAAGCGATTATTGATGTCTACTTTTATTTTTATTCTTTTGATCTTCCTAGACTGCCGTTAAACATTTTTTCTGTTTCTAATTCAGAAACCGAATATATCCTCTTGTTTTTTATGAAAAATGTTCCGGAATGGGTCTCTTCGAGGTGAACATATCCGGTTTTATTGATTTCGTTCATTGCATAGAAATATCCCATAAGACAGCCAGAAAGCATTGAAATGATGATTAGAACAGATGCAAAAGTAATATTTGTTTTCATTTTTTATTTGACCTTTTTTTTAATGATTGGATTATTATACGATTTTAATAATGTTTTCTACTTTTACGTTGAATACATCAGAAGAAGAAGATTTATCTTTGAATTCATTTGAAAGAGCATATCTTTTTGCTGTTTCTCTGTCGATTTCTACGCCATTGATGGAATAGAGAGCCGTTGCAATAAAGTTGCTCTTGAATGCAGAGAAACGTGCATAGAGGGTATCTTTGTTTTCGATGATGTACGGGAAAGTTACCCATTTTCCGTAGGGAAGACCTGCATTCTCTTCTGGAAGAGTTCCGTCTTCGCGTTTCTGTTGTACTGCAGACATATTATCATAATTCACTCCTACTCTGCACTGGAAGGTAGAGACCTTCACAATTTCTGGTGAACCCTTGCGAACCTTCAGAAGTCTTTCTGTGGTCACTGTGGCGATCTGACCGCCACGTTTTGCAAGAATCTTTTCGATGGTAGAGTTGGTTTTTTTCATGTTGTTCATAGTATATTTACCTTTAGTTGTTTTTTGAAGTTGATGATGTATATTAAACCCTTCTGCAGAAGAACGCAAGAATTATTTTAAATCTTTTTTCAGATATTTCTGTTTGAGACCTTCTGTTGTTTCTGATAATATTTGTTGTTGTTCTGGTGAAAGATCGAGAGAATACAGAAGGAATTCGAATTCTATCAGTGAATTCGAATATTCCCATGCAATATTATTTTCTTTTGCAGTATCGAGAACTTTCATATTCGATGATGCAATAAGAGCATCGATATACTGCAGGACAAAAGGGAATTTTTTGTATAATGCATTCATTTCTATTTTTCTCGCGTTTCGAATAAGTGAATGGCTAATATATATTAGCCATTCTGCAATGTCAACAGATATTTTAATATAATTTACAAAATTATATTAATTTTATATCCCAGAAGTTTTTCTATTTCCGGAATGGTAAGATTTACTGTAAGAGATTCTTCATACATTTTTGTATATTTCTCTACAATTTCTTCGAGATCTTTTTCTGCCTGAACTGCACGATCATATTCGTAGAATACGGAAGTATATTCATAACTATTCAAATCGTCTTCGCATCCATATTGCAATGCATCAAATATTTCACTGTTGAATTTATCAGTATTTTCATATTTGTCATATACATGCTTTGGTATTCCTACATATACTTTATATTCGATTGTCATTTTATTTTCCTTATTATATTTTTGAAAGAATTCTTTGGTAAATATCTTTTTTGCTCATGTAATAGTCATAATTGTTTTCACCTTCACGGAAATTATTCCACATATTATTTCTCTCGTTATTAATAATGTCTTCACAATATTGTTTACAATAAGAGTTTTTTGGCGTTCAGTGAAAGGTTTCAACATTTTAGTTGTTCCATAATTTTAATAGTGGAAGAGAAGGTTTTTCTGCGACAGAAATCTGCAGATCGTCACCGGAATCATACATAGTTTTTTCTGATTTCGGATAGGTGTCCACTATAGCATACTTCAATTTCGATTGCATAACTTTCTTTTGTCTTTTGTCGCCATGGAAAATAAAATACCTATGTTTAGGGAATGGTTTGACTGTCTGTATATTATTTTCTTTTGCCCATGTCTTAGGAGAAGTGATGCCTTTTTCTCTCAACGTCATCGAATGCGTTCTTTTTCCATCTACAATATACAGGTGATCATGAGAAACAGTATTTCCTGTGTACATCCAGTTCGTTGCCTGATAGATAATCCCAGAGTGACCATATTCTGTGTCTGCATAAGAAACGACTGCACATGGTGCCTCTAGTTGCTTTAATGCATTAGAAACAAGAAAGGATGCCGCATTTTTTGATTTAGATTGTACGACAAGTCTGCAAAGTTCGTATAATTTAAAATCTCTTTCTTGGAATGCATATTTCTGTATTGCAGGAGAAGGTTGACCGAATACACAAACACCAGTTATCATGCCGTTTTCTATCAAACCGAAACCTGCCCAGAATATTGATGCTCTTCTGGAATAATGTTTTTTTGTAACAAACTCTTCACAGATTGCCTTTGAAATTTTTATTACTTCCATTTTTTTATCCTCCGCCTTGGTGCTCTGTGGGAAGATCATTCGGATTCCTTGCGATACTTCCACACCATTCTGCGCCATCATAGCACAGTGGAAAGTAAACGAAGTTCTCTGTCCATAATGTAAATGGTTTTCCTTCTGTACCACCAAAACCATCATCAAATTCTTCTATTAATTCTGCATGATTAGAAAATGTAGAAATGTAACGCACATTGTCGTCTTCATTGTTACTTTTCATTTCGTCTTTAATTAATTTGTACCAAGTCGTTTTTGACATACTATTATCCTCTGTAGACTGTTACGTTATTTCCAACAATATAATAATGGTTTCCATCGAATGAAATAAGATAACTCAATGCATCAGTTTTATTACCTTCATCATCCCATGTATAATTTCTTATTACAGCATCTTTTACTGTATTGATGATTGATGTTGTACCACCAAAATCATATTCTACCAGTACACCAACAACAGAATTAGGGTCTTTTTGCATCATTTCTAGTACATTCATAATAAATTCTCTTTTTTGTATTTTGTAGTGCACATTGTATACCCTAATGGATATTAAAGTATACAATTATTTTTTTTTTATTTTAAACTTGAGTGTGCACTACGAAACCGGAAGTATCTTTTTTTGCTCTTCCTTTTGCATACAATCCAACAATATTGTTTTTTGGGTCTAAGAATCTTAAATCGCTTTCGTCACCGTTAAAAACAGGCATATCGATGTAAGATGCAGGTAATTCTTTTGTTGCAAATACTACTGCGACATTAAGACCTTCTGCAATTGCTTTTTCTACGTCTGCATCATTTCCATCTGCCTTGCTGAAGGTCAAATGATAATTAGAAATGTTTGCAACTTTACGATTCAATACTTTTGTGTAATCATAAAATTGTATTCCTGGAAACATTTCAAAAATTGTTTTTCCATCTATTTTATATTTTTCCCAAGAAATATCTGAAGTGCCGTTTAATCTGAATACAGGAATCAGTCCAAGTTTCGATGCCTGTTTGATTGATTTGGTAATGTCGTCTACCAATACCTTCAAAAAGTCTTCGCGGTCATTGATGAACATCAGAGTTTTGCGAATTCTGGCTTGTTGAATCACATTAGTGATTTCACCTGTCTTAAACATACCACCACGACCTGCAGTATTCAGGCATGCGGCAATGCATCCTGCTGTCGCTTTTGGGCACACATTGTGACCACTTACATTGCTGGGTGCAAGATGCAGAATATACGTCATATATCCTTGTTTGGTGCCTTTTAAAGTTTTTGGATTTCCAGTAGAAAGTAATTTAGCCATTTTTTGTTGCCTCTGTGTATGTTTGTTGTTTAAGTGATGTTGTAGCCATTATATTGCACTTCCTTGTGCATATCTACAATTAAATTTCGTATGTTGTAAATGGTATGCCTGTCTTCTTTAAATCCTTTATTACACGCAACAAATACTTGTATTTGCGCATTGCTTCAGTTCTTGAAATTTCACCGTCACAGTGCAGGTTTTCTGAACTGGCTTTGCAGTCGATAGATTCAGCAATTTCTTTTACATCAGATTCAGAAAGGTTGTTGATATCATATAAAGAACCACCAAATAATTGACTCATGCTATTGTTGCAATCTATATATTCTTTTAATGCTTTCATAGTGTCTTCTCTTTTTGTTGAAGTGGATGTTGTTTTTTAATGTTGTGCTATTGTAATTGAAATATTTTGAAGCTGTCAACAAAAAAATATAATTTATTTTTGTTTGACTAAACATAAAAATTAAAATATTATATGCTACATCAACTTTCAAGTGGGCAAACATCATGGAAACATTAAAATATAGTTACAATGTAGAAATAACCTTTAGAGGTAAGAATCCTTCTGTATCTATAACCGAAATTTTTGCATACAATAAAGATGATGCAAAACAAAAAGCTCTTCTCTTTGCATACCGGAATGGTCTGTGGTGCGATCAGCCAGTCAAAAAAGTCAATGTTGTTTTATCTTAATTTTTAGAGGCATATATTATGAGAAAGAAAAGAACTGTTACCAAACCTGCAATAACAAAGAACAGGCAAAAACTTTTAGATATGGGATATTCCTTACAGGAAATTGTAGAAAATAATTTGAATATTAATACAGTAGGTTTACATCAACAACAACAGAGTGCTCCTGTGTCTTCTGTTCAGGTAGCAGAAAGATTTATGAGTGACGAAGAAATTTTAGATCGTCAGGTATCTTTCTTTGATACTTTGGATAAGATTGCTCATGGTGTCGCAAATGGCATAAGTAAGGCTCTTGTTATCTCTGGCAGTGCAGGTATCGGTAAATCGTATGGTGTAGAGAAGATATTGTCTAATATGGATGACAGTGAAGTTAATCATTGTTATGTTACCGGACATTGCACACCTACAGGTCTTTTTCAGACATTTTATAATTATAGATTTGAAAAATGTGTCATTGTATTTGATGATACTGACAGTATTTTTAATAATGAGACATCATTAGGAATATTGAAGCATGCTCTGGACATGAAGAAGGAAAGAAAAATTTCATGGCTTTCTAAAACAGAAATAAAGGACGAAGATGGTGAAGTAATACCTGCAACATTCACATTCGAGGCATCCGTAATTTTTATTTCTAATATCAATCTCTCTGCAATAGTAGAGCAGAATAATAAATTGTCTCCGCATGTGAACGCGATAATTTCCAGATCATTGTATCTTGATTGCTATAGTATCTTTAAGACTGACCGTGACTATCTTTTGAGAATTGATTATTTGAAGGGTTCGATATTTAGAAGAGAAAACATTGACAATGCTGGCAGAGATATTATAATGTCATACATCAGCGATAATTCTGCGAATATGAGAGAATTATCTCTGAGACTGATATCTAAATTGTGTCATATTTATAAAATATCTGGTAAAGATAATTTTTCTGAAATGGCAACTGCATTAACTGGAAGGAGATAAAAAAATGACTGCAAGATACATTATAATACAAAAGAATTTCCCTATTTGGAGTATATATTCGACAGAGCAAAAAATGTATGTCAACAGACTAGGACAAGAGGATAAACTTGGGTTTTTAACTCTTGTCGAAGCACAAGCATCATTGAATTTTATATTAAAAGGTTATTAAAATGAATATATTTTATCTCTCAAAAAACACTTCAGAATGTGCACAGATGCACAATGATAAACATTGTGTAAAAATGATACTGGAGTATTCTCAATTGCTTTCTACTGCTCACCGAATTCTTGATGGTGTAGAATATATCGATGATTCTTCTGGCAGAAATATCAAAAGATGGAAACTTGATTTTGAAAGTTATGAAAATGTGTTGTACAAGGCAACACACATCAATCATCCTTCTGCAGTATGGGTAAGACAGACATACGAAAATTATCGATGGTTGCATGCACTGTTAAGGCATTTGTGTCGTGAGTACACTCACAGATACGGAAGGATACATAAATGTGAGTCTTCTGGTCTTGTAGAGAAATTATCATATACTCCTTTCAATATTCCTATTGTAGGATTATTTTCTGAGCCTCCTGCATGCATGCCAGAGAAATATATAATACATAATGATGCAGTATGGTCATACCAGAATTATTATGTATTTGAGAAAGATCATCTTGCAAAATGGACAAAAAGAGAAGTTCCCGAATTTTATAGTAAAAGGAAAATGTTGTAATGATAAAAAAAGTTGGAGTTATTTCTGGATGGATTGGAATGGTATTGATTCAATGTGCAACAGTACCTACCACAATAAAAATTCTTTATGGGACAACAGAGAGAATTCCTCCTATGGACATGGTATTATTGGTATGGGCAGGATTGTTTCTTTTTCTTGTCCGTTCAATAATTAATAGAGACACATTGTATATTGTGTCGAATTCGACAGGAATATTTTTCCAGTCGCTTCTTTTGATAGTAATATTAATAAAATAGGAAAATATAAATGAATAATTATGTTGCAAAACATGCAGGTAAATTCAATACGTCAAAGATAATTCCTTCAGGAAAAGAGTATGACAGAACAAAAAAATATGAAGAGGTAAATAATCATATTTTTTTTATGTCAGATGAAGAGAAAGAAGAGGATAAAATGCTGGAAGAAGAATTATTGTATTATTATATGAGGAATTAAAATATTTCTACGATAATATCTTCTATGTCAGTAATTTTTTGTGAAAGAAGAATATCTGCAGAAGTTTGTTTTTTTACTGCAATCTTTATGTCATATTCTACATAGTCATTGCCACTCATTTCTCGCAGGATATTACAGTATTCTTCGTTTACCAGACCTATTTCATGTTCCTGAACAACAAAAATGTCTTCCATTGCAACTGCAATATATTTTTGTTTTAGAAACATCTGCTTTTTTTCTGTTGCAATTCTTCTTACCATCGCATAATATGCAATAGTGGTCATGTAAGGGAATGCACCTATAGTCTTTTTTCCGGTTCTCTTAGAGATTGCTTCAGGATTATATCTATCGAAGTATCTTATACAATTTTCTATTGCATCAGAAATCATTTCGTCCTTGAACGAATAATTCTGAAAACATGGCATATTTGCTATTCTTGTTGCAATGAGAATGATACATTCTCCGAGATATCTTGTTTGTGTAATAGAAGGATCAAGTTTTTTCAATTCGATCCATTTTATTGCTTCTTCTGTAAATTTTTCGTTGTCAATATAATTTTCTGTCTGCTTCTTGAATTTCGTTGTCATTGTATTATTATCCATTTTATATATAAAGAAATAGTGGTAGGAGATCATAGCAGAAATGTTTCTACCACTATTTATATAAAATTTCTAGTGTTTTATTTCAGATTCTTCGTTATCAGGATAATATATATTGCTCCATTTAGTATAATTTTCTTTGCCGTTATCGCTTGCCTCTTCTGCCCATACAACATCCAAAGCAGAGACTGCCACCATATCATATTTTGCAAAATGTATTGCAGGTGCCAGTTCAAGACTTTTTCCATGGTTGTATATGATCTGCAGAGGTTTTTTTAAAAGAAACACAGCCGAACCAAATTCATCATTAACATCGTCATCTTTATTGCCAAACCCTAAATTTTCTGACAATTCTTCTTTAGGAATAACTATTGCCGCAGAAAGATAATCTCTTTCTGCTATTTTCAAAACAAATATTCCCATATTTTTTTCATATTCTTTCATATAATTCTCTCTCTCTATACATTAATAATTTTTAATTGGAATGGTTCAGGTATTTCTTTTTTGTAGCCTCGTGCATTATTGATAACAGTACAATTTCCTATTTTATATTCGTGTCTCCAGTGAGTATGTCCACATATCCAGTAATTCACTCCTTCAAAATATTCTTCTGGTAGTTCATTCATGAAATATGCAGAAATGGGGTCTCTGGAATGCTTCTCTTCAAGAGATCTGAGAGAAGGAGGGAAATGTGTCACAACAACAGTTTTTCCTTCGTAGGGTGTCATAATTTCTTTTAAAAGAAATTCTTTTGCCTCAATATGTAATTGTGTCATAATTTTTACAGAAAATATTTCTTCTCCATATTTTATCTGCCTAAAATCGTTGATGCTCTTTTCTAATTTCAATATGTCAAAAGGATCTTTATTGTTGAACAACAAAGGAAGAGAACTGCAGTCGCTCCACAACAAAGAACAAATGAATCTGATCTTTCTTTTCTTGTTGTAGTACACCTGATTATTGAAACATCCTCCTGCCTTTATATTTTCCCATTTATAATTTTTTAGACTATTCCCAAGAGAAAAATATTCTTCTCCATAAAATTCATGGTTTCCTGGGATATATACTACTTCTTTGTTTGTGAATCTCCAATCAATAAAGGAGCATCCATAAGTACCAGAATCAACATCTCCGCACACAATATATATGTCTGCATCATCAAGATATCCGAGTTCGTCCCATGGTCTAATATGAAGGTCACTCATTACTGCTATTTTCGTCATATTTTTGCTTCTGTTGGTCAAATAATAAAAAAAGGCTACGTCAGGTAGCCTTTTTATTTAATGTTGTTATATGGTGCCTTAAATTTGATATTTACGACATTTTTAATGAGTCTTCCAGAACTTTCACGCGGATATTATTGAAATAAAGTTGAGTGAGCCACAGATACTGTTCTTCTTTCGTTATTTCCTCGTCTAATACGATTTCAAGATCATCTTCTGTGTGATAGACTTCAAAAATATTCGGCATTGTTTTCATGTCAATAGTTCCGGAAGGGAACAGAGAATCAATTTCTGAGTCTTCCATAAGAAAACACATCAATTCTATTGCAGAAGCATATCCTTTGAATCTGGAAGAATTACGGGAGAGTGACGTTGCAAGAACTTTACCGTATTCTATGCTCCATAGAATTGTCTGATTTTTTTCTTCTTCTTCTCTGTCTACTCTGTCATCCTCTTTTTTACAAAAGAAGAAAGAATAATTACCGAAAAACGTCAGATATATGTCTGTCAAGATTAAAAAAATAAGAATAATATATAATACTTCATTTGTCATTTTTTGCAGTTTCCCATTATAAATTAATAAATTATTTTTGTTCTGTCGTAGACATAATAATAATTTCTAATTGTTCAGAATATTGTTTTCTGAGACGATCTCTTTCTATTATTTTTTCTTTTATTTCTTTTGAAATACACACAACATCTTTTGCTCCGAAAGTAGGGAGAATAGGTCTGTTGGGAAGTACAAGAGGAACAGTTTTATATATTATTCTTTCTGTTGGTGTCGGTGGTTCTGTATGAAAATAAGAACATCCACTAAGAAGGAATACTGCAATCACAATACTATATATTTTCATATCTTATGAATCCTGTCCGAATTGATCATCGAATTGGGCATCAACAGATTTCTTTTTTGCTTTTGCAGTATCTTCTGTCTGTTTTTTTCTTACTTTTTCTAATGCAACATTTGTTTTTTCTAATTGCTCTACTGCAACAGAATTTTGGTTTGCTCTTATTTCCTGCAGAACTGCCTTTTCTGTTACTTCTGCAAGTGTCACTTCCTTTTTCTTTTCTGCAGTACTATTTTTGAAAAAGGAAGTTAAAAAAGTTATAATCAAATTTATTAGTGTCATAATATATGTAATTGTGTAGTTATTTTTTCGCGTTTGCAAGTAATTGCTGCACAGCAATCTCAATTGCAAGATTAATTGTAGAAGTTTTTATATCTTTCTGAGAATTTACTAATTCTGCACCAATCAACTTAAACGCAGAAACGAATTTATCTTTAGAAGTAACGATAGAAGGATCTGCTTCAATAATATGTACTGATCTAACTGCAATAGGAATAACAATTAATAATTCTTGTTGCAGAGCAGTTCTGAACAAAACAGCAAATGCTTTTCCGATAGTGCCCAAATTTTTTAATAGAAATGTGATAATAGCTTGTGTCATTTTTTTTCCTTTATGATAATAGAATAATGCTTAATATTTATGTTTTTTTACCACATACCGAACCATATACCGAATCCATGAACAATTGCAATAGGAAAAGCAATTGCACCTGCAATCAAAAATCCCCATTGTTCTGCTTCAATACAATTCAATACATGAGTTCCCCATGCAGAAATATTTACAATTAAAATTGTTCCTACAATTAATACATATTGCATATCTTTATTTGGTTTCATAATGTTTTCTCACTTAACAATTTTTTTTGCATATTTAAAGTTTCAAAATATTTAATTATTGCTTTTATTTTTAAATTGTTCATATCAAAATAAATATAATTTTCTACTGCATTCAATATTTTTTCTTTTTCGAACGAAAATACTTCTTCTGAATTATGCATAATCATCTGATCTTCTGATTAGATAAGAATCGTCTCCTAGAAGTTCCCATAACAATTTTTCTCCTATACAGAGACCAGTTGCTTCGATGATGTCATCTGTCAATTCAATGAACAGATCACTGTCTTCATTTTCTTGAACTTCTATTTCCCATGTAGGATTTTCGTTTTCTTCTGCCATATTATATTTCTCTCATTTTAAAATTAAATAATTACGTTTTTTACTATTATACCACTATTTTTTAAACATTGCAAATAAATTTGTTGTTTTCTTTGATTCATATCCTATAGAATTTAAAATTTTGGTCAATGGAGCAATGAATGCTTTTTCAAATTGCATATTATAATCTATATATTTTTCTAATTTAAATTCTTCTGGTAGTTCATCAGGAAATGCAATAATATTTTGCTGTAATGGATTAGGTTCTCTCATATAACAATATTTTACCTTGTCTCCGTCCACAATGTCGCTGTATATATGGGCAATTTTAAGTTTTTTTACTGTTCTATTGAAATTTATTGCTCCTCTTACCTGTGCAGGACATCTTTTCTTTACTCCATATTCAGAATAGTATTTCATCATGTTATCTATTCCTCTTGGAAATGAGATTTCGTGTACAGGTCGATTCATAAAATCTTTCTTTACGTCTTCAATATATTTTATGACTGTATCATTATCAGATGTCAGAATCAATTCAATAGAATTCTTCAGAGATTCTCTTATACATTCTGGAGTAGAAGATCGAACAACTTCTAGTCCCATTATCTTAATGTAATATGGGTCATACCATATGCCCTCAGAATTGTGTACCAACATGGCATACTTTTTCTTTGCAGTCCAAAAAGAAGTAGAAGATATTGCTTCTCTCTTGAAATGTAATTTATGTTCGTATCCATTAGTATATTCGTACAATTCTGTATAACATTTATCGAACACCTTAGAAATTTTCTTTTCACATACTGCATCAAGAAATTCTACTTTTTCTTTTGTGGTAGCATCAGATTTAAATTTAGAAATAAATTCATTCATGTCCAGATATATCGAATCAGTATCTTCGTATACTACCCAATCTTTTGTGACAGGAGTATCAAATAAATTATTCATATAATTATTAATATACTTTTCGCCATACTTCAATGCCATCTGCCCTGATGCCGTGATCGCAAGAGCAAGACGCAGATCAAACATCTTGAAATATACATTAGAAATACCTCCATAGAGAGAATTCAATGTCAATTTCAATGCCTGTTCAAAATTGCTGTACATTGCTATCTCATTATCAATTTGTTTCCTTTCTTCTGCAGAATATTCTCCTACTATTCGCTTCAGGTCTAACATTTTCCCTTTATATGTCTTCCTGTCAGATAACATTTTCTTACACAGTATAGGCAAAAATCCTTCTACATTCTTGTCGAACATTGCACCATTTGCCGCAATACAAATGTTCTCTTCTTTCAAATATTCCAGATCATATTCTTTTTCGACAAAAGAAGCGATAGAATTATTTTCTTCGCTCATACCAACAAATGTTTCAGGAGAAATATTATATTGACAAATTAAACTAGGATAGAGAGCCGTTGCATCAAAAGATACTATCCATTTTTTTAAGCCATGCGTAGGTTCTTTTACATATGCCCCTGCAAATTTTTCTGCCTCTACCTTTTGTATAGAAAATGGAGGAATTGTATTACTTTCTAGTAAATGATTGTTAATGATTGCTTCCCATGTCTTCACAGGAGAATAACAGTCACCATAGTTTATTTTTGCAATATATGCAATCTTTAGTGCAATCTGAATGAGTGTAAGTTTTTCTTCTAGTCTCTTCACAAGATTAGTGTCTTGTATATTATATAAGACAAATTTGTTAAACGCTCTTTGTTTCAGGTCTTTATCTAATGCACCATATTCCGCAAGAAGTTCACTATCACTCATTTCTTCAAACATAAAATCTCCAATAATAAATTTATACTATACTACAAAACATATTAAAATAAATAGTAAACTTTTTAATTTTTATAAATAATATTAAAACAAAAAAATGCCAATCACGGGTTTCTGACACCCTATTGGCTCTAATACTATAACGGAGTATCAGCATGAATATTTATACGACTATCATACCAACCTATCTTTACATCAAAAGGCATTCAGTTACCAAGTTAAAATACTTCGGTAAAACTTCCTTAGATGATCCAATAAAATATCTAGGCTCAGGAACCTATTGGACAAAGCATATTAACAAACACGGCAAACAATTCGTTGATACTATTTGGTTATCTGATTTATATACTGATATATCTATCTCCGAACACGCTCTTCATTTTTCGCACGAAAATGATATAGTTAAATCAGACGAGTGGGCTAATCTAAAACTAGAAAATGGTTTAGATGGCGGAGCATATTTACCATCACAACCTACAGTAGAAAGAATTTGTTATTGTGGAAATATTTTTCAAACTAAACACTCTAGCAAAAAGGCTACTTGTGGGTATTCCTGCTCAAATACCATTACTGCTAATAAAAGAATACCAATCGCATTAAATAATAATATCTATATATTTAAAAACCTATTCAATAACGAAATTATACACTCTACTATTTTTGATTTTAAAAAATATTCTTTTCTTTCTGCAGCAAATATAAATCATTTAGTACATGGAAATCATAAAATAATAAAATATTGGACTATTTTTGATACTGTAGCAAATAAATTTAGAAATGAAATTCCAAATAAATCTCCCCCAAAACCATTAACTAAAATTTGCTCCCATTGCAATAAAGAAATATCATATGCAAATTATGTTAGGTGGCATGGGGATAATTGCAAAATGATATCATTCATTATGAATTAAACCTCTCAATAAAAGCTCTTTTTTTATCAAAGTTCTCCTAAGCCCCAGTTCATCTATTTCTTGATGATCTGGGCGGATTTTTTCTATATCATATTCACCAGAATAAAATTCTTTGAATGTCTTATAGGGGTTTTTTAATTTGTTTTGTTTTAATTCATAATATCCAATCGTATCTAATTTATAATTTTCTCTTGTAATAAAAGTAAACTTCTTATATAAATTTAAGTAGTCAAGATGTTGCACTCCATATATGTCATATGTGTTTACTATTTTTACACTCTTATCTTTTTTCTTTGTTCTTATTTCTCTTGCGCTCACTACTCCAAAAGGAGAAAGTCTTTTTGCATATTCTACTCCGAGAATCTCAGAAATTCTATTGTAGATATATGGAATATCAAATGATTCTGTGTTCCATCCGGAAACAATATCAGGATAATGAGAAGACCAGTATTGTACGAATTTACGCAGAAGAACTATTTCTCCGTCACATTCTACATAATTAATGGATTCGTCCCCTGTATACGGCTTATATCCAAATGTTATTATTCCATTCTTACTGGAACACAAAGTAATAAGAGTAATTTTTTCTTTTGCCGTGTCCGGATGTGGAAAACAATCTCCTACTTCTGTCTCAATATCAATAAAGCACATATCAATATCATTAATATTATACTTTACTTCTTCTTTATATTCTTCTGCAAGGAACTGATAGCTATAGTTACCATTCCCGTATAACTTCATGTTCTCTATATCTTTGTGTCGCTCAATAAAGCTCTTACATTCCTTTATGGTAACAAAACTATGCTCTACTAAAGGTTCTTTATATATCGTACAATGAGTAGCATCTAGTTGAGATTTTGTGTATATTTTTGGAGAGAATTTAAACTTACTTCTGGTTCTTTCTCCATTTTCAATATACGAATAAAATAATGTGTCGCCAATCTGTCTAATATCAGTATAAAATTTCATCGATAGTCAAAAATATCTATTTGTGTATATTCCTTTCTTTTTTTGGTATTATGCATTCTATTGTTTTCACAATATTCACATCCTCCATTATTTCTGCAGGACTTATCACATTTTTTTGAACCATAATATTTCTTTCTATGATCTTTTCTATTAGGATATTCTTTATCAAATGACATAATTTTCTCTTTTTTTATATTTAACATATATACACATAATACAGTATATTTTATGCACTGTCAAACAGAAATTTCTTCTATCAACGAAAAATTTCCTGTCTTTTCTGCTTTAAGATGTCGCCATTTTTCTGGAACATCCGAGATAGTATGAGAAACAATAAAAATATTTCTGTCGCCCATGTCATCTAACAATTTAACAATTGCATCTGTTCCTACAGTGTCCATGCTACTGCTGAACAATTCATCGAATATCAGAAGGTTTGTATTGCAAGTATTCTTTCCTTCTGATATCTTACGGAACGCAAATAATACTGCAAGATTAATTCGTTGTTTCTCTCCTTCACTGAAATTTTGATATTTCATCAGATCTCTGTGTCGTGCCTTGATTGTCTCACCAAAACCTTCGTCCAGAGTAAAATTAACATAGAAATCAAGTTCTTGTAGATAATAATTTATCAATTGGTTCAATATAGGAACATATTTCTTTATAATATTAGATTTGATTCCGGTATCTTTTAGAAGTTCTGCACAAACTTTATAATTATATATCTGTTGCGAAAGAATTTCTTTTTTCTCCTGCATATCAATAATTTTCTTTTCTATATCAATAATATCATTAGATTCTTTTTCTGTATTGATAGATTCCAATAATTTTACCAATTCCTTCTGTTGTGAACCAATAGTCCAAACATTTTTGCTCTTCAATTTATCTAGTTCTGCAATCTTATTGTCCTGCTCTCTTATTTTATTCATTACAACAAGAATAGCATTATATTCTTCTTCATATTTCTGCAATTTTGTGTCTGCTTTCTGGATTGCATCATTCAATGTAGAAATTTTTGTTTCGAACTGCTCAAGTTTCTGTTCTTTTAATTCTGAATCAATCTGTTGTGTGCATGTAGGACATGAAGTTTTTGTATGGAAAAATTTGATTTCCTTTTCTTGTTCTCTGATCTGATACAGATATAATTTTTTATATTCTACTATTTTAGATTTCTTTTCTGATATGTCAGGCATCGCAGAAGTATTTTCATATAGATCAGTACGAATTTTTATGTGTGATTCTATTGACATATCAATACTTTCATTATCTTTTTCGCACACATCAATATTTTTTATCAAATCATTTTTTGTGTTACTTCTGTCCTGCTTAATTGCATCAATATATTTCTGTAATGACCATACCTTTTCTGTTGCAATCTCTATTGCAGTATCTATTTCTCTTTTGTCCTGCACAACAGAATCATTCTGATCTTTAAGCAATTTTTTCATTGCCGTAAATACTTTTATGTCAAGCAGATCTTCTATGATAGTCCTGCGATCCCCTGCAGACAATTGCATGAATGGAACATACGATGCCGAACCAAGAATGACCAGTTGCGTAAAAGATTTATAATTCAATTTCAGTATCTGATCTTCTAGTATCTTCTGATAATCTTTTGTTGCTGCGTCCTGATTCTGTAATATTCCGTTCTCATATATCTCGAATATTGCAGGTTTTATTCCTCGAATAATTTTATATTCTTTTGTGCCAATATTGAAATGTAATTCTACTACACAATTCTTTGCATTAATAGAATTTACTACTGTTCCTTTTGTTATTTCTCTGAATGCTCTATTATAGAGCACAAAACATATCGTGTCCAGAATGCATGTAGATTTCCCACTACCATTTTTCCCAGAAATAAAGGTAACAGGAGAAGAATCAAGAGATATCTCTGTAGGAGCATTGCCATACGAAAGGAAATTCTGAAAAATAATTTTTTTGAATAGTATCATAATATATATTTTTTACAAAAAGAATTTTAAAAGTGGTATAATTATACCACCATTGAAATTAATAGAGGGGATTTATTTTGAAGTTTTATTTTGTTGTACTACTTTCCAATTGTAGAATGCATCCTCTTTCAGTCTACTGAGATCCATTTTCAATGATTCATTAATCTCAGTCAACTTTTGCATATATTCTTCGCACTTTTTATCTCGGATGAAATGAATTGTCATCTGTTCTCGCGTTCCCTCGTCATATATTACTGTTCCCTTCATGAGAATTTATCCCAACAAAATATCTTTAATTTCATCTTTACCATTAATTGTTTCTCTCAATTTTATAGGAGAATAAAATAATGATCCGGTTTCCAGAGATTTATAAATGAATGCAGATTCATTTGTTTCTGGATTGATTGCTGTTCCAACGTATTTATATTCCATGTTCGTCTCGTGTAGTCTGAATTTCATTTTCTTTGTCTCTTTCATTTTTGACATCCTCTGGTTTTTTATTTCCAAAAATTATGTCCCAATTATCATTATATTTCTGTTTGTCCATTTTTCTCTGTGCACTTCCCTTGCCACCATGCCATCCACTCATATTAATTACTCGCTTCGATATATAATTTGTTGAAAATTTCTTTTATGTTATTACTATTTATATTATCTATTCCATCGATATAATTATTTATAATTTCCATTGTGTCATATATATCATTGCCTTCTTCTGAATCTTCTGGGACACTATCATCAATATATTCAAAAGTTTCTTCTATTATCTTTAGATCTGCAGGGTTGTTATTCTGTAGTTGCAATATGAACTTATCATATGCCTTTACGTCTCCTCTGTCCTCTACAGTCAACTTTATTATCTTTCCGACATATTGACTAAGATCTTTCGAAAAGTCCTTGTTATAGACGATTTTCTCGTATATCGTAAAAGGATTTCTTATTTCTTCCATAGTTCCTGTATCTGTATCGTACACATGGAAATATTTTGGGTCGTCTGCATCTACCATAGTTATTTCATATGGCGTACCTACATATGTTATATTGCCTTTATTTGACTTTGTATGATAGTGCCCACTCCAACAATTATCAAATTTCTTTAAAAATCCGGATTCCATTCCTTCCTTCATTTCGTATCCCTTGTTCATCGCAAACCCAGAAAGTTCAAGATGTCCGAATGCAACCTTACATTTAGTGTTCTTTATAGAGACAGAAGTTTCTTCTTCGTTCCCTTTGCATATCCATGGGAGCAATAATACAGTAGAATATTTCCCTTCGTCAGAAAATTTATATTCTGTCGGTTTCTTTATTACTTCAATATTTTTATATTTCTCAAGAAATAATTCAGAAAAAGAAATCTCTAATGTGTCCTTGTAGAATATATCATGGTTTCCAAGAATAGTTACCAGACGTATATTCTCTTCTTCAAAAATATCAAAGAAATACTTTTTTGCATTGTATATAGAAAGATGATTAGAAGTTTTTCTGCAATCTACTATATCTCCTAACTGAAGAACAACATCAATGTTATGTTCTTTTATGTAAGGAAAAAATATTTCTTTATAAAATTTTTTAAAATATTCATCGAATATTGGGGATGCATTATGTACACCAAAATGAGTATCTCCCAGAACAGCAATTTTCATTTATTTCCACTCCCAAGTTTTGGAATCTTGTATTTTAATTTTTTGTAGCCACAATATCGCTTTTGCTAATATTTCTTCTGAATCTCTAAAACTTCCTAGTGCAGTATTGCATCCATTACAGAGATATCCTCTGATTGTTCCTGTATGATGACAATGATCAAGTTTTGCATGTTTTGCCGTTACCTTGTCTCCACAGATAGGACAATTAAATTCTGTCGGGGGAAGAGGATATGATTTTTTTATTATAGGATTAATGGCTTTCTTTGTGCTTCTGCATGATATACAAGAAGGTCTTCTTAAAATTCTAAATTTCTCTGCAGAACTGGCATCGAAAAATTTTCTATTTGCCTCAAAAGATTCTAAAGGCAACTCTTTTTCGCATGTTTTGCAGATTTTTGTTTCTTTAGAGATTTTTTCGCCAAATAAATTTATCATATCTATAATATAAAAAAATGGGGATGACACATCTCCGCTACGCAGAAATATGAAATCCCCTAATTAAAAATGGTCGTCTATTATAATCCGGACGATACGGATACTTGTTTGTACCATTGGTACATCAATTGGCTGGGGATGATGAAGTCGAATCACCGATGACTGGATCAAAACCAGTTGCCTTACCGCTTGGCTAATCCCCAATAAATTTATCAGTATATTTTTAAAAATATACTGATATTCGTAGTGTCACTACGATTCACCCAAATACTTTTAAGAATATACTGATTCGTATTAGCACTACGATTCGACACATTTTACCTTGCCCTTGCGGTCATGCTCCGCAGCTCAGTATATTCTTAATATAATTGGGAACCTTGTGGGAATCGAACCCACGTTATTCCCCACAGAGCGTCCTAACCACTAGACGATAAGAATAAACTGGTGAGCCGAGAGGAATTTGAATCCCCACTCATCGACTTATGAGGTCGCTGCATTAACCATTATGCTATCGGCTCAAAACTAAAAATATAATAAATAGTTACACAATATATTACCTAAGGGTTCAAATTTATATAAAATAGCGTCCCTGCTATATTATATTATAAATTACTTCTTTTTGCCTGTACCATTTCCAGTATTTCCGCAAATAGTACATCTATTTGCTTCACCTCTGTTGTTTTTTGTCCACAATCTCATACCTTTGCCATATTCTTTTGATTGAAATACTGCAGAAGGTGAATTATCTGGGCAATTACATGCTTTTATCATAATATATTTCCTATTTTTATACTAATTCGCCTTCTTTTGCTGTTTCTGCTTCTTCTTGGCTCTTCTTTTCTGCCAATTGAGCTTCACCTTGTTCACGGATTTTAGTAATCAGCGCAAAAATATCTTCAAAAGGATGTTTTCCTAATGATGCAAGGATAGCATTTACATCTGCAACAGTCAATGTAATATTTAATTCAATTTCAGATTCGTTCATGGTTATTTCCTGTTTAGTTGTGGTTGTGTATTTAAAGATTAGTATTATATATCATTTTTTTACATTTGTCAAGCTTTATTTTATTGTTACATCAATTATTTTATAATCAAACTTTTCTTCTGCATAATAATTTATTCTTTCCTGAAAATGTTTCAGAGTATGGTTCTGATTGCTCTTGTGAGAAATATCATCTGCAATGTCAAACATTATACACCCTTTTTTATTTTCTGCAAGTCTTAATATTCTTCCCAGTGACTGCAGAACTTTTATTCTGCTTTTATATGGAGAACAAAGTACAAGATTATTCAATTTCTTTATTGATACTCCTGTACTAAAAATTCCGTATGATGCAACAATAATTGCTCCATCAGAATTCTCTACTAATTTTCTTGTTTCTTCTCTTATGTCTGCAGAAATCTTTCCATGAAGAAAATATACTTTCTTGTGTCCAGCTTCCTTCAGCATTTTCTGTATCATATCACCATGCTTAATTCTTGTAAACAATAAAAGTGTATTTCCTTTCATTTGCATTGAAAGTTTCACAATAAATTTATTTCTGTTTTCATTTATAGATATAAAATCCATTTCAGATTTATAATCTATATCTATAAATAATTTTCTTGTTTCTGCAGGATAATTCAAAAGAAGACATTTTATTTTTAACTGTGCGACATGATTATTTTTCATCAGTGTTGCAGTAGTAGTAGTATTGTATTCTTTTCCTGTCAGACCTTCTATCACTAATTTATGTGCCTTTGCTCCCTGCAATGTTCCTGTTGCTCCCATACGGTACTGAATATTATGAGCGTTCTCATATATAGATGTAAGAGATTTACCTATGATACCATGACATTCGTCCGTTATTATGGCATCGAATCCTCCTATTCTGTTTCCTTCTTTCATTGTCCCACTATAATATGGTGGTTTCAATTTGTATATTGACTGCCATGTAGTGAATACAATTCTTTTGCCATAGTCGTCCTTGTCCATTCCTGCATAGACAGAATGGCAATATTTATGTATGTTCCACCCAGAGGCAGTAGAATAATCTGCAAAATCTGATCTCATTTGTGTGACAAGAGAAATAGAAGGGAAAATAAATAATGCCCTTTTTATTAAATTATTGTCCAACAAATATCTTATAATAGAATACAATATCAAAGATTTTCCGGAAGACGTAGGAGAAACGAGAAGACATTTTTTTTCATTGATTGCATGATGTATCGCAGCAATCTGATAGTCTCTTGTTTCTATTGGCTTTCCATTGGAATGTGGTCTAATAATTTCTGTTATATATGTCTTTATTTCTTCTATAGAAACATCATTTTTTTCTATAACAGTTTCGTCAACATAGTCATATCCAGAAGCATTCAAAAACTCTATCACATGAGAATACAATCCAGAATATATCATTCTTGTATTGATATTGAATAATCTTAGGCGACCATCCCACATTTTATTTTTATAGGCTGGCATGAACTGATATCCGTCTACCATAAAACTAAAATGATTCTGCAGTTCCATTGAGACACATGGTTCGCACAATATTCTCAAATATACTTCATTATATTTCGATATTGTTATCATTTATCCTCCCATAGTGAGAGTCTGCCATGCAATATAATTTTTTATATCATAGCTGCGACTATGCAAACTTTTCATTATAGATTCTAATGTATATATGACAGTCTCCATATATACGACCTTATCATAAAATTTACTGAGTTCTTTATCAGAATTCAATATTTCATTCATTTCCGTTTTCAGAGGTTTATTTTCTTGGTACTGATCCCAATTTTTTTGTAGTAATTCTTCTTTGGTCAATTTGCCAGTATAATACCGCTGACGCAATGATTTCATTGCATTGTATTCATTGTATATCTTTCTGAGTTTTAATTTGTAGGCAGACAGTAATTCGAGGTATTTTGCATGTAAAGAAGGAACTTTTATGCTTTCTGTTGCGATATCGTTTCTGTCTACTACAGAATCAATTTTCCATGCCGAATTAATTTCATCAAGATTCATAATATATTTTTCTGCCATATTTAAAAATAAATGTTATATATCTATTTATATAAAAAATATGACATGAAATATTTTTTTATTGTTGAAATGTATACCTGTGCACATGGATAGCATTACCATTGCTGTCCCGATATTTTTCTGGTTCATTACCATCTGATTCTAAAGAACCACCGCGTGGAATAATTATTTTATTTTTGTTTTTTGGAAATACCGGATTACCTTCGGTATCTTTTGCTCTGCCAATGATACCAACTTTTGTTCCCTGTGGAATATCGACTCTTGCAACATGGCGAACAATTTCTCCGTTAGAGGTATTTGCAATGGTTTTACCGATATGTGGAGAAATATCTCCTAGATGTGGTGTCTGCACAGGAAAACTATTATTACCGACCATATTCTTGTTCATTGGCATATGCACAGTAACATTTGATTTCAATTTGTGTTGTCTGGATGCCGTATCAAATTCTTTGATATTATGATCTCCAAATGAAGATCCAGCAGTTGTTTTGGAATTTGCAGACGCAACAAAATGATCATCTAATGGTTTCGGATCGTCAAGATATTTTTTGATATGATGCACAGAATATTCATCTGTCTTTTTATGTGCAGATGCCAGCTTTCGCATTATCATATCTGAACCACTTTCATTTTTCTTTATGTCAGAATTTCCTCCAAGATGAGAATTAAAATTCTTTCTGGCATAATCATCCCAGTTCCGTTCAATATTATCTGCTTCTTCTGCAAGATATTCTTTAAATGTTTTCATCGTTTGTCTAATCCGAATTCATAAGGTGAATCTGCATTGGTATACAGATGTTTTGCTGGATGTTTTTCATGAACTATTTTATAATCATCAAGATGTGATTCTCCATGATCTTTTGCATATGGTTTATGTATTGTTACCCAATCCCCATGATTTATTTTATCTGGAGCAGATTTTGGTACTGCCCTATATACATCGACCATAGATTCTGGTTTATTTTTTAAAGAATGTATTTTAGCAAAAACTGCTTTATCCCCAGATTTACCTGTACCATAATATTGTACTGCCTTATTAGAATATACATCATTTGGATACATCCCATTTGCAGTAACATCATGCAATGGTGCGCCAGAATCTTTGTTTGGTGCAGTATGAGATCCTTTATATTCTTCGTCTTCTAGTAATTTACCAATGAAAATTTTAAATGTTTTCATTATTCTCTCCTTTATTTTCTAATGAAATTTAAAATATGTGTATCTGAAGGTTGCATTGCATGTGATATATGTAGTATCTTCTGCAGTTGTTCCAAATGTGAGTGTAGATATCCTAATAGGAAACAAATCTGTAAAATGAACATCTAAATTTATATTATTATTATTTGTTAAAATACTCAATATTCCGTCAGATGTCAATTGTGATTGACCATTCACAGATGTTCTGCCAAATAGACGCTTTTTCTCGCTCTCACTGAATTCTTTGAATTGATCCAATGATTCGGGATGACCAAGACCATATATCCAGTGTTGCAATTCCTTGTAGTTTTTTAGATCTTCGTCCACAATAAAAGAAAGTTCTAAATCATCGTAATCTATTTTATCTGAAGGTACATGATAATCTTGTACTGGAGTACCAATATTTATACTTCCCATGCTCAATTCAGGTATTGGACAGACTTGAGTAAAAAATGTCACAGTAGGTATCTTGTCTATCACAAGACGAAATCCTAGCTGCGAAAGAAATTTTGGTTGATTTGGTAGAAGCATTATTTATTTTCCAGAATTTTTTTTATATAAATAGTATTTATACATTAAATGTATTGAAAAAAAATGTATTGCCCCCATGTCATATTTTGACATTACAAGAATTTCACCCTGCATAGTAATTGCAGAGATGTGTAAGTACAGATATCAGAACTGGAAATGGTCTGATTTATATTGGTACAAAGAATTCGAAATTGCATGACAAAATACAGGAAAGTCATGTCTAAAATAAATACCGTATATGATGGTGTGAAACAAAACCTATATAGATACTGCTAATGACTTGATTTAGTATCTATTACCGCTGGGATCTCAGTAAACAGATGTAAATGCAGACAGCCCAACCACTGCTTCCTTTTAATAATAAAGGTTTTCTTCAAGTATCTTTTCGAGAGATTATATGCATATGTGCTTTCTGTTTCGTAGAATGTTTCTTTTTTTTTATGTTACAGAAAGTATTATAATTTTTTCAGATTTTATCTTTCACAGGTAAAATCTATCCTCCTGAATTCTGCAACAGAAAAAGCTTCTGCAAAAGAAATCAAAAAATAAAAAAAAAGAAAAG